CAGAAAACGTCAAGCTGAGGATCCTATAGCTCTGTTAGGAGCATGGATGAAAAGCCTGATCGCATTCTCGCACTTGATTCTCCAAGACTTGGGGAATCGATGTCACATCAGTACCAGTCGTGATATTAAAACTATCACGGCTCGGGTAGAACACGAGGGGTTATCCTTTTTAGCGATAACCCTGCCAAACTTTGGTAAGGACTTCCAAAAAAGTCTTGACCAAGGTTTTGTCGCTCACACTTCATTCGCTGGGTTCCAGCGTCTGAGAGGTCTCCCCCGATTTCTCGGAGGTTTCCTTGAGCTTGTGTTCGACCGCGAGACTGGTCGATTGCTGGATTCACCATCCATAGATGCAATCTTCTCCATCCATCAGATTACTCTGCTGTTTGGGAAGATTTTGGAACCGTGCAGTGATGCCCGGTTTCAAAAAGCTATGGATAGTTTTATCCAGTGTGAGCAGGAGTTGAGATCGTCTGATGCTAACCTAACGTCATCTTCACACGAGGACTTTAGGCGCGTCAGCTCCGTGCTATTCGGGACCCTCTTTACAGCCCTGGATCGTATGATCTGGGACGGTGAGCTGATCCCGAAGCACGGGCCTGGAGCTACAGCCGAAAGGCTTAGTTCCAATTCCAAATACTCCGATATGGAGTGGACGGAAAGGCTGGATAGGATTTTCCCTTTGGGAGAAAATGTCTATCCAAACGTTGGCTGGTATCAAAACTACCAACACTCTCTTCTCCTCGAACCCGGCGCAGAACCTCCCGTAAGGGTGGTTGCTGTACCTAAAACGTTGAAAACTCCTAGAATCATCGCTATCGAACCTGCTCATATGCAATATATGCAGCAGGCTATTCTCGAAGCAATGAAGGATCACATTTTAAGGGATGATCTCCTTAATGCGATCCTCGGAGACTCGAGCCAACTTCCTAATAGGATTTTGGCTCAGCAGGGATCCAAGGATGGAACCCTAGCTACGCTAGATCTTAGCGAAGCCTCTGATAGAGTTTCCAATCAGCTTGTTCGAACTATGCTGCAGAATTGGCCTCATTTGCATGAAGCTTTTGATGCAACTAGATCTCGAACAGCTAACGTTCCTGGCCACGGAGTTATCCGTTTGGCCAAGTTCGCGTCTATGGGTTCAGCACTATGCTTTATGGCTGAAGGCCTCGTCTTTACGACATTGGTTTTCATGTCCATAGAGAAAGTGCTCAATCGCCGGTTGACCACAAAGACCATAAGGGAATTTGTAGGTCGGGTACGTATCTACGGAGACGATATTATTGTCCCGGTAGAAATGGTGGATTGCGTGATAGAACACCTTGAAACCTTTGGTCTTAAGGTGAACTCTGGCAAGTCTTTCTGGAATGGTAAATTCAGAGAGTCTTGTGGTGGGGATTATTATGATGGCCGGATGATTACTCCTGTCCGTGTCCGTCGTAATTTTCCTTCATCACGCAAGCACGTTGACGAGATTGTTTCTACAGTGAGTCTTCGCAATCACCTCTTTGAGGCTGGTTTCGAACTTTCTGTCCAATACCTGGATGGTATTTTAGAGAAAGTACTTCCCCACTTTCCTGAAGTACCTAGAAACTCTCCCGTTTTAGGGCGGTGGAGTCATGGTCCTATTTGGGCCGACTCCATCGGGGGACCCTACCAACACCCTCTGATCAAGGGTTGTGTGGTCTCCCACCGTTTGCCATCCGATCCATTGGATGACTACGGCGCACTAATGAAATGGTTCCTTAAACGCGGCGATTTGCCATTTGCCGACAGGAATCATCTTCAACGTGCAGGGCGTCCTGTGTCCGCTGACATCAAGACCAGGTGGGTGTCTGTCTTTGAGACAGAC